TTATATGGCACGGAGCTGGAAGCTCAACTGGAAGTCGGCGGGCTTGGTTTTCTTCTTCTTTTCATACCAGACTGCCTCCAGGACGGATTTCAGCAACGCATTTTTCCCAGCGGCGTCGGCGGTGCCATAGGCATCCAGAACGGCGCGGATCTTCTCGGCCAGCAGAGCGGGGTTGGAGCATTGGATCTCCCGGAGGGAGCGCTCCAGCTCCGCCTCTTTCTTTTCCAGGGCGACCCGCTTTTCTTTCACGGCGGCCATGCGTTCCCGGAAAAGTTCCAGGTCATACTCCCCCAGTTCCAGCAGCTCGTACAGGCGGTTTTTCTGACGGTCTGTGCCGGCCAGTGCATCCCGGACCTGGACCAGCGAGGTCTCCAGCACATCAGTGTCCCGGCCGGGGATGTGCTGGGGCTGTCCCATGGTCAGCTTAGCCAGCGTATCCGCGAGGTAGTTTAGGATTTGCCCCTCCACCAGGTCAATCTTGGTGGACGCGCAGCAGCCGGGCCGGGTACAGAGCAGATAGGCGCTCCCCTTCATCACCATGCGCTGCATATTCTGGCGGCAGTTGACACACTTGACCAGACCGGCCAGGGGACTGCGTACAGTGCCATCGTTCCGCGCCGGCTGATACCGGCCATCCATGACCGCCTGGACCTGGTCGAAGAGCGCACGGTCCACGATGGCCGGGTGGATCCCCTCGGTGATGGTCCACTGGTCCCGGGGCTGGTAGATCGTGATGTGCTTCGGGTTGCCCTGGGCGCCCTTGCGGATATGCTTTTTCTGGTTCCAGACGATTTTTCCGATGTAGGTAGGATTACGCAGGATCTTAGCCACGCTGGTGCGGGAGAACTCAGGGGAGCGGTGGGGGTGAGCTCCCAGGGTGTTGACATGGCGGGCCACGGCGACACAGCCGTAGCCTTTGGCGTAGAGCTCAAACATCATTCGGACAAACCGGGCCTCCGGCTCATAGATCTCCAGGGTGGGCTTGCGGTCCACCACAGTTTTGTGGTAGCCGTATGGGGCGTTGGCCACATAGCACCCATCCTGAATAGACATCTGGAGGCCGCGGCGCAGGCGTTTGGTGATAATTTTGTACTCCCGGCGGCTGATGAAGGTTTTCAGCTCGGCGTACTCCTCGTCGATCTCATCGGCCAGATTATAGATCTTTTCCGGGGTAATGATCAGGGTGCCGGACTCCCGGAAGGCGTCCAGGACGATGCCCTGGTCCTTCATCCGGCCGCGGGAGAGCCGGTCCAGATCCATGCACAGGACAGCGTCATACTTACCTTCCTCTACATCCTGGAGGAGCCGGAGCATCTGGGGCCGCGCGTAGAGAGATTCGCCGCTGACGACCTCTGGGTACTCCTCCAGGATGTGGAGGCCGTGGGAGGCGGCGTAGTCGTGCAGGGTCTTTTGGTGCTTGGCCAGCACCTCGTCGGTGGCCATGCCCTCCTCCATCCGGGATTTGCGGAGGTAGACGGCGGCGTCCAGGCCTTCAGTTTCTGGTACGATCTTATCGTTCATGGGGGCCTCCTTACGATCAAATCGGCAAGCGCTTGCCGATTTGGATTTTGTATGGTTGCGCCACGGAGAAAAGTGTGGTATTCTGTCCTTGGCGCTGCCAGCAAACGGCAGGCGGTTGGCCCCCAACAGGGGGCAGCTTCTGTCCCCTGATCCGCAGAAAGGGGGGCTGCCCAATGGTTACATATTCCGATCTAATCCAGACCGGCATTTTAGTCGTTGGCATTATCGGCCTCTTTATGATGGCCAATAAAAAGAAGTAACCGCCCCTCCAGCCACAGAGTGCGGTTACTTCTTTTAAGTAATTGATCTGGGGCCAACCGTCTGCCGGCAGCGCCCTTTTCATGTTCAGTATAACCGCCTGATGTTCGGTTGTCAAGTCCGTCCCGAGCCGGGGCGGGCTTTTTTCAAATCCGCAAGCGCTTGCGGATTTGACATTTGTATGGTTGCGCTGCGGCGAAAAGTGTGGTATTCTGTCTTTGGCACTGCCAGCAAACGGCAGGCGGTTGGCCCCCGACAGGGGGCAGCTTCTGTCCCCTGATCCGCGGAAAGGGGGGCTGCCCAATGGTTACATATTCCGATCTGATCCAGACCGGCATTTTAGTCGTTGGCATTATCGGCCTCTTTATGATGGCCAATAAAAAGAAGTAACCGCCCTCACGACCAAATGAAGCGGTTACTTCTTTAAGTAATATCTTCGGGTCAACCGTCTGCCGGCAGCGCCCTTTTCATGTTCAGTATAACCGCCTGATGTTCGGTTGTCAAGTCCGTCCCGAGCCGGGGCGGATTTTTTCAAATACGAAAGCGCTTGCGGATTTGGCGCTGTGCTTACTGGGCCTTTTTCAGGGCCTCAAGCTCCAGGCGCATGAGCTTCAGCGCGTCTTTCAACAGGATGACATCTCCCTCCAGTTCCTCGACCCGGCTTCTGGAGGCCAGCTTGTCCAGGCGTTCCATGATTGCATCATGGCCCTCGTAAAGCAGACTCAGCTTGCGGTCCACTTCACACTCCAGCAGAACGGCATTTCTCTGTGCGCGGTCCTCCACGCGGTCCAGGCGCTCCTTGATTCTGGAGCTTTCCTCCTGAATGGGTTTCAGCTTCTGATCCAGCAGCAGGGCGATGGCCTGCAAATCTTTTTCTTCCAGCATGACGGTACTCCTTTCCGACTTTGATCTGAGCACACAAATTTTTCTTCGGTGTATTGCAATTATAGAACAACCGTTCTATAATTGCAATAGAATTATTTTTGGAAGGGGCGGGCGAGATGACAAATCGGGAGGAACAACTGTTAGCCATCATCCGGGGGAGCAGGGACCCCGCCGCGCTTATGCTGGTGGCCGCCCAGGCGATCACATCTTGTCTGCGGCCGCCTGAACGATCCGGATTACCATGTCCTGCTGATCCGGCGTCAGCTGACGAAACAAATCCATAAGAGCTTGTTCAGCATCTGAGAGCCCATTGTTCGAAAGAATGATGGGCTTTTCTGTTTGTTCAACGGCCTTATCATAAAATTTTATTTCAGAATATAGTGCACAAGATGGGCTATTTAAGCTAGAAATCAACCTGTCGGATCCAGTAGAAATAAAGTCTTTTACATTGTCAAAAAGGAGGCGGGTTGATAATTCTCCAGCTTCTAATAATTCGTCTAACGATCCTTGAGGAGGAAGTTCATGGGAGGTGATTAAAATATCAGAATTTCCATTCACAAGATAATCTGTAGTGACACCAAGAACCTCGGCAATTTTTGCGAGATATTTAGTATATGACTTTGCACGGCCGGTTTTCCATGCGCTGACTGTCTTGTCTGAGGTTCCAATGAGACGAGCAAACTCCTTTTGCTCAATGCCTCTCTTATCGAGTAGTGAAAAGATACGATCAACAGTAGTAGACATGAAACCACCTCAAAAGTGCATAAATCTCGGAAACGGAGATTGTTGAAAAAAGACAAAAACATAAATTCTTTGCTTTATAGATTGACAATCTACAAAACAAAGATTATGATTTACCAATGGGAAAGCAGTGGAGAGGAAGATGTCCCAGGGCAAAAGAAAGGAACTTAGCATGGAATACGATCTGAACCAAATCAAAATCGACGAACAAAACGATGCGCTGATCACGCTGGAAGCCAGTCTGATCGATGCATGGGAGAAGAACAACGCCTCTCTGGATATGATGCGCAGGGCCTGGAACATGATGCTCTATCACAGTCAGTTCTGGCCCCAGATGAAGGAGGCGGGGCCGAAGCCGGACCCGGGCATCCCGCTGGAAAACCGCGTTGCAGTTTTGGATCGGAAGCCGCCCTGCTATTGCCGTGTTTTCGATTTTGCCACGAAGCAGGAGAGCATGATCAAAGTGATCCCGAAGTCCATGATGGAGTATTACATGGCGCACCAGTTCGGGGACTATCGGATCGACGAGGTGTATTAGGAGATGGAGAAACCGGATCCGCGCGTCAGTGTCTGGCCGGGTCATCTGAGCGGCCCACCAGGTAGTCCAAGGATACGTCGAAGTAGTCGGCAAGGGCGATGAGAGCATCCAAGCTAGGCTTTTTGTTTGCATTTTCAAAGTTCCCTATGGCTGCTTTAGTCCCATGAATCTCCTTGGCAAGTGCCTCCATGGTCAGTCCTCTGGATGTTCGCAGGTCTTTCAGTCGAGAAGCAAAAGCCTGGTCATCAAAAAAGAAAAAGAAAAACATTCAAGAACCCCCTTGACAAGTATTCTAAAAGAATACTATAATGAGGATGGTATTCAAACAGAATACTTCCAAGAGAAAGGAGAAAAATTGAAGCTGATGATAAAAGAAGAACGGGAGCGGCGGGGTTGGAGCCAGACACAGGCAGCACAGGCTGTTGGCATAACAAAAGCGGCCTACCGGAATATTGAAGCCGGCGTCCGAAAACCCTCCTATGATATTCTTGTCAAACTCTTGGACCTATTTGATTGCAGTGATCCACGCAAATTGTTCGGGGCGGCAACCCCGGAACAGGAATGACAAGGGAATAACCAAATCAATTTTGTTGGGCACATATATCCTACCATATTTCCCGCCGGTAAGCAAGCACGAAGGAGGTGGACGCATTGGAAAACAACCTGAAGCTCCGGGAGATCCGGGAGGCCCAGGGGCTTTCTCAGCGGGCGGTCGCCCAGTCTCTGGGGGTGACGCCGGGGGCGGTGGCCAAGTGGGAGCTGGGGTACACTCAGCCGACTCTCGGAAACCTGCTGTCGCTGGCATCCCTGCTGGGATGCTCTATGGATGCCCTGCTGGGCCTGGCAAGCGGACAGACCCCGGCCTAGCTTAATTTTACCCCGAAGAGGAGGAGATCACCATGCCGAAGGAGTACCGGAATATCTACAAAAAAGCCCGGCGAGCCGCCGGGTTGACCCAGGAAGCGGCTGCCGAGCGGCTGGGAATCAGCGTGGAAAGTGTACGGGCCTATGAAACCGGCCAGAGGATCCCGCCTAACGATGTGGTGGAGGATATGGCGGATTGTTACGATTATCAAAGGCTGGCCTATCAGCATCTCAAAGCCACCAACGCACTGGCGGACAGAATCATTCCGGCCATTGAGGAACGGAGCTTGATGGAGTTGGCCCTGCGGATTTACAACCGGCTGCGGCGGTTTGCCAAAGAGGGCAGCGTGGAGCGTCTGCTGGATATTGCAGAGGACGGCCAGATCGACCAGACCGAGCGGGCGGAGTTTGACGGCATCATGGCGGACCTCCGGGAGATCGTAAAGGGCGGTCTGGAGCTGGTGGTATTCTGCGGTTGGGATGAGGCGTAAGCAGCAAAACGCCCCCGGCCGGGCCGGGGGAGGAGAGGGGGTGAGAGGTGTGGGGGAATTTTTTACCACCGTTTTTGTCCCATTGGTTTTTGGCTACCTCTTGGTTGGATTCGCAATTTACTGGGAAAGAGGAAGCCCCAAGTATTACAGGACTCTGTTGCTCTTACTATTGCTTTGTGTGATCTGTGTCGTCAGTTCACTCTATACGGCTTTCCTTCTGTCCTGATTCTGGTGTCGGAATAGGATAGTGCATCAAATCATTCCGCTTACCAGGGATGGGGGAGGAGAACAAGATAAATGTTCGAGAGGCAAAAGCCATGGCCGGGCCGGGCATAGAGGACAACCAGCGTCGAATATATCCAAGGAGGGAGGTGGCGTCATGCTGCGAGTAGAGGAATTTCAGCACCAAAATCAGACCTGTTACCGCAAGGAGCTGGAGGGCTGTCCGGTGGTGGTCACGGAGCAGAGCTATCAGGCCACGCTGGGAAAGCTGGAGTACACACGGCGTCCTGTGCGGTGGAAGGGCCGCCACCTGCTAATCCTTGGGGATCAGACGATGGATGTAGATGAGTCCCTGGTCACGGACTGCGGCCCCAAGCTTGGGGTTTCGGTGGGGTATGAGCTCCACCGGGAGATCCCCTTTAGTGAAGAAGAGCGGGCAGCAGGGCGGAAGCGGGTCATTGAGTTGGCCACCCAGCTGATGATCCGGGCCGGGATCTGGTAAGAGAGGAGGCATATCTATGTGGGACAAGCTGAGGCGGCAGTGGCCGCGGCTGTACGAGGCCCTGGAGTGGGTGACCTTCGCCCTGGCGGCGGGGGCGTTCCTGCTGGCCCTGGGGGTCTATCTGACGGTGAAGGGAGGCTGACGTCATGCGCACACCCAATTTGACGGAGGCGGCCCGGGTGACCCGGCGGCTGCTGGACCAGTACGGCCCGGCGCGGCTGCTCCGGGTGGAGGAGCTGGCCCCCGGGATCTTCCGGGGGATACTGGCCGGCGGGGCCCAGGCCCTGGCAGTGGTCCGGGAGGACGGACGGATCGCCGTCCGGG